CAAGAGTCAGGCGGAGAAATCACATCAGGTAATACACAGCGTGGAACAAAGGATCTAATGCGAATGATTAGGGCTGGTATCGATGATAGTGATAGCGAAATTGAGGACGTTGAAATAACAGAATAATATGACAAACGACAATTATATTGGTGACAATAAATGGATTCCATCTGGAGAATCAGAGAAAGACTCACAAAAACTTGTTTGGTCAACAAAAATAGTTAATGACCTGATGGTTGCCTTAGATAAAGGTTATAGACCACAGGTGAGTATGCCATTTTATGAAGGTAAGCAATTTTTACGTAAAGGTAATATTGTATTTGAATATACTGATGCTGAAATTCAAGAAATAGCAAAATGTGCAAATGACATTGTATACTTCGCAGAAAAGTACGCAGTTGTAATGACCGATAATGGTATTCAAAAGGTAAAACTTAGAGAATATCAAAAACAATTACTTAGGGATTTTCAAAATAATAGATTTAATATTGTCTTAGCATCTCGACAGATGGGTAAAACCGTAACAGCATCTATCTTTAATGCATGGTATTTAACATTTAATTATGATAAAACCACTCTGTTACTTGCAAATAAATCTGAATCAACCAAGGAAATTATTGATAAAGCAAAGGTAGTTATTGAAAACTTACCATTCTTTATGAAACCCGGAATTATCAAATATGACGTTATGAACGTTAGATCTGATAATGGTTGTCGTTTGGTTGGACAGTCAACAACTGCAAAATCTGGTATTGGTTTTACGATTCATAACTTATACTTAGATGAGTTTGCTCACGTTCACCCAACGATCGTGGATTCATTTTATGAAAACGTTTATCCAACACTTTCTGCGTCAAAGATTTCAAGAATCAATATTACTTCTACACCAAATGGATTTAATAAGTTTTATGAAATTTATGCTGACGCTGAAAAAGGAAACAATGAATATAAAGCTACAAGAATAGATTGGTGGCAGCATCCGGATCGAGATGATGCATGGTATCAAAGAGAACTTGGAAACTTAGGTTCAGAGGATGCATTTAATAGACAATATGGAAACGAGTTTACAAGCTCTTCAAGTTTATTATTAAGTCCTGCAACCATGAAGAATATTAGAAAAAATGCAAAGAAATTCGTGTATCATGACCTTGAGGATTTTGATAATATTCACATAGATACTGAAGGATTTTTATCATTCGATCCCGATTTCGATATTGATGGTGCTGCTGATTCAGATAAATATTATTTATTTTCAGTAGATATTGCAGAAGGAAACGGAGGAGATTATTCGGTTATCAATGTATTTCAGGTAGAACCAATGGATGATAAATCTATTGAAAATTTTGTTAGCCCTGGCGCAATGTATGATTTTTTTAGATTAAACCAAATTGCGGTGTTTAGAAGCAATGAACATCCTATTGAGGATTTTGCAAAGGTTCTTTATACTCTTGCAATTGATGTATTTAACTCGGAAAACGTAAAGATGATTATTGAGTATAATACTTACGGAAGTATCTTATTACAATATTTAAGTACTGTATTTCCAGGTAGAAACGATTTTGAAGATGAAATGGTATTAAGATTTAAACATCGACATGATTCCAGAGCGCTTAAACCCGGTATTAGATTAAAATCAGATAATAAGTCGGTTTTTTGTCAAAATTTTAAAAAGTTAATTGAAATGAACCGTTTTAAAGTTAATGATGTTATAACAGTACAAGAGGCAAGTTTATTTGGAACATTGAAAAATGGAAGTTATGGAGCCCAAATGGGAAATGACGATACAATTATGACATGTATAACTGCAACCGAATTTTTTGGAACAAGCGATTATGCTGATTATGTTGAGGAATTATTAGATTTAATAGAACCTGAAAAACATCTTCTAATGGAAAGAATATTATATAAAGATAATGACATTCAAGGAGATTTACAATACGATATTTATGATTTATTGTAAATAATCACAATTAAAATAGATATATAATAAAAGAAAAAAAATACACTTAAAATTATGGCATTAAGTCCTCAATTATTGAATTTTAAGAGCTCAGGGGTTTATAGACTTGAGTTTGATAAATCTCAAACGGCAAATATTAACGTCGAGACTCTTAGATTAGTAGTAGGTCACTCTAAAAAAGGACCGTACAATACTCCAGTTTTAATTGATTCACAAGAAACATTTAACAATGTGTTTGGTTCAATTGATAAAGGATTAGAAAAAAAGGGAATGTTTTTCCACAGATCATGTTTAGAAGCTCTTACAAGAGGTCCTATCTTAACATTGAACTTAGGTAAATTTACATCAGATATCGATTTAGCAAATTATCAATCAATCTCAACCAATGGTTCAGTTGCTGGAAATTCTGCAACTTCAGGTTCTGCTGATTATGATAGATTTTTCGATAATGATAAATTTATGACACCATCTGACACAAATACTTTAAGTACTATTGCAAACGGTGACAATAACTTATTAAACTTCGTAAACATTAAACAAGATTCAATTACAGTTATTGTAAGACAAGCTGCTTCTGTTAAAGAATTTGATTTAACAGCAAGAGAATGGTATGGTCAAGGAAATGTTCCAGAATACCTAAACGATTTTGACAAGATGTCAGATTTCATGATTGACGTTTTTGTATTTAAAGGAGAATTTGACGCTGCTCAAATGGCAAACGATCCAATTTATTCTGAATATTTCACAGTAAATGGTTTAGACAAAGCTAAATTAAATGAGTTTGCAAACTTAAGACAAGTTAGTTTAATTGCACAATACACTGGTTCAGTTTTACCTGGATTTAAAGATTTAGAAGGTAGAAATTTATATATTGAATCAATGATTAATGCAGAGGCAAGAAGAACAGGTTTATTCTGTGCAATTGACGAGGATGTAGTACTTGATGAAAATGGAACTAAAATAGATTTCGTTGGACATATTGTTGACAACAACCAAGACTTTGAATTACTTTCACATGTAGTTGGGCAAGAAACTCACATACACCACCCAATTCAATTAACAGGAGATGAATTAATCAACGTTACTGGAGATACTTTAACAATTCAAAATATTACTGAAGCAGAAGCTGAAAAAACAGTTGAAGGCGAAGATTCACTATTATCAAGTGTTAATGGAGAATATACAGTAATTACAAATGCAATATGGGTTGAAACTACTCCTGCAGTTCCTGGTACACCCGCATTAGGAACTCTTACAATCGAATGCGAAGATAACATTTCATCAGTATACTCTTCATTAGAAGGAACAACTGATCAATTAGAATTTTTACATGTTTCAAATAGTAGAGTTGCACCATATATTTTTGCAGATTACAATGGAACAGTTGCATCTGGAATTTTAGGAAGTACAAGTTTTGTAGTTACTTATTCAACCGCACAAGCTCCTTCTACATTCCCAATTTCAATTGGAGATTATGTTGATTCATCAAATGAAGATAGACTTGCAAGAGTAAATAGAATTTCAAAAGAAATAAACGGAGGTTCTACATTATTTAGAATTTTCACTGATGTTGAACCATCATACAACGATAGAATTATCAAATCATATGAAAATGCATCTAGTCACTATAAGACATTTGTATTAGGAAAATCAGAAATTAGCGTTAAAAATATTAGCGATTATTTATCAGTTCTTTCTCGTGGAAATGGAATATACAATGCATTAGTTGACAAAGATATTATCGACTTTAGATATGTTGTTGATACATTTACGTCGCATGACTTAAACGGAATTAATAACAAACATAATCTTTCACAATTAGCAAAAGACAGACAAAACGCTTCTGCAATTTTAAATGCGCCAACCGTTGAAGATTTTAAAAAATCAACAGATCCATCATTCACTGATGAGAATGGAACATTTAATACTTCATATGTAATTACTGGAGGTAATCAAGATAAAAATCCAACTAAGATTTATGCATTACCAAGTATTAACGCAGGTGCAAACTATGCATTTTACTATGGTCCTGGATTAATTGTATCTGATAATGGTAAAGACATTATTGTTCCGCCGGCTGCTTATGTATCAAATAACTTCTTAGACAAATATACAACTGCTCTTCCATGGTCAATTGTTGCTGGTCCAAGACGTGGTGTTGTTGCAGGCGCTAACGTAAAAGGTGTTGAATATTCATTTGATAAGGCAGATAGAGATAACCTAGAACCATTTGGAATCAATCCTATCGTATTCCAGAGAGGTGTAGGTTTAACAATCTTAGGAAATAAAACAGCACAACAATCTATTAAATCAGCGCTTTCTTCAGCACACGTTAGAGAAGCACTTATTTATATCCAAGACGGTATGGCTAATATTTTAAAAGATTACGTATTTGAATTTAATAACGTACAGACAAGATTAGAAATTAAAACTCTTGCAGATTCTTTCATGGAAGGTGTTAAACAAGATGGTGGTGTTTTTGAATATAGAAATATAATGGATAGCACAAACAATACAAACGAGGTTATTGATAACAATGTCGGAATTATCGATACGTACGTAGAGCCAGTTAAAGGTTTAGAAATTGTTGTTCATAGAACTACAATCTTAAACACTGGAGAAATACAGTCTGGTAACCTAGGTTAATAAGATATATAAAAAAATAAAACATTAATAAACATGGCTTTACCACATTATTCACAAGATCAGACATCTAGAAAAGGTAGAAACTTTGAACCAGTACAAGGTAACTTGTTTGAGGTTACAATTTTACCTCCATCTGGAGTATCTGATGCGCCTTTAATGCTTCAACATATTAATTCAATCTCAGGTTTGGATTTACATAAAGAAGTTTCGGCAGTAGAACAAAAATACAAATTCGCTACCAGATCATTTGCTGGTATGCCAGATGGAACTGCAGTTGATGTAGCCATTAACTTTTCATTGAACTTAAACGAAGCTAACCAAGCTTACCTTTATAAATCAATGAGACAATGGTACAACAAACAATACGATCCACAAACAGGTGCGATGGGTCTTAAAAGAGACTATGTTGGAACTATCGTAATCGTACAATTTAACAGAGCAGGAGATATTTATAGAACTGTAACTTTAGAAGATTGTTTAATTACATCAGGATTAGGTTTTACATCTGAATTAAATTACGAAACACCAGACGCTGCCACATTAGAAGTAACGTGGAGATGTGATGTTTGGAAAGAAGATTTAGCATAATCACCAACTTA